TGCAACTTCTGACTCAAGGTTTAGTGAGAAAGTTGAAGAAATGATGGGTTCATCATTTTATGGTGCTGTACCAATTCACGATAGGGTAGAGGGATAATATGACACAACAAGAACTGTTTACAAATTCATGGGGACTTAATTCTGGTTTTGAGAAACTTAATGAGGCATTGTCTGAATTAGTTCCCTTACAAGGGAAATGTGACTTTCCACGTTCTAAGAATAAACATCTAGAACGCTTTAGGATAGCATCTAATCTAACATATGATTTATTTAATAATGCACTAGGAAACCGTAGAGCAGAGTTTAGACAGTTCTTTGGGTTTATGCCTCTGCCTGGAAATGGTGCTCAGTATCGCATATTCGGTGAAAGATGGCAACAGATTGAAGATGAGATGGAGCCAATCCTAACTGAAATGATGTTTAAGGCTGCAAAAGAACAAGGAATAAAAAATTAAAATAAGCCTTGACATTTGTTTTAAAAACATGTATACTATGCTAGTAATAATGAGAAAGAGGAATTGATTATGGAAAAATTTGTTGTGATAACTCAAGGGTTGGAAAACTATGGTGCTCATTGTGAGGACGGTAAGTTTGAAACTGGTAATGCATACTGGAAGTTCAAAGGTGGTACTGACTACATTGTAGAAGGACTAGACAGAGGACAAGATGCAATGGCATTTGTCGCTGCAATCGGTATGGAAAATGATATCGGTTGGAAAGAATTTCCTAGTGAAGTAATAACATTCGACAAGTTCTGTGAGGACTTTGATATGGATGATGAGTTCGATAAAGAACACTTCGATTTTAAAATGAAATGTATGAAGGTTGTCAATCCGATGACCTATGTGAAAGGGGTTGCGTAATGGTAGAAGTATTGGAAGATATTAGTGTCCTAGAATCTTTGTTGATTGCTATGGACGAAGGTGCGTCTGATGAGAAACGTGGAGCATTGAATGCTGTAGAATCTCTTCTTGCTAAAAAGAAGAAACTTGTCGATGATTTTGAAAAAGAGTATTGCCCAGAGGACTAGGGTTATAGTTACTAAATACTTTAGTAATTACTTTTATTTTAGAGAGGTAAATTTATGGGTGCATATGAACATTCTTTAATTGCAACAGGACTACTAGCATTGTTTTACTATGTTGGTGTCCATGTTGGTAGCAAGAAAAAAACTGAAGATATTGTGGAAACAATGTTGAACAAATTAGAAAAGGGTAATTTTATTCAAACAGAACTGAATAAAAAAACTGGAGAAAAAGAGTTAATACCTCTTGACAAAACAATTTAATTATGTTATAGTACTAAAAGAAATGGGAAGAGTATGATATATAAAACTTTAGGTGATGCAATCAACGCCGCAAAAGAGATGTGCCAAGTATTGGAAACCTATGTAAAAATTACTAAAGCAGAAGATGGATATGAACTATTCGGAACTGGTGCAGTAGTACACGAAGTGAAGGAGTAATAATGAAAAAACTAACTTATGGACTTTGTGCCATGGTGCTGATGTCGAGTACGGCATATGCCCACGATGCACAAGTCACAGATGTAAACAAGACGATAATTAATCAAGTACCATACCAAGTAGAGGTATGTACGAATGTTACGTCTGGTGGAGATAAAACTGGTGATACACTTAAAGGTGCATTGTTCGGTGGTATCTTAGGTAAAGTGATTACCAAAAAAGATAATGGTGCGGCCGCAGGGGCAGTACTTGGTGGGATTATCGGACACGATAATTCGAATGCAACAGCGTCTACTAGACGAGTATGTGGATTTGAAACCAGATACCAAGAAGAAACTGAGACTGTGTATTCACATAGTATAGTTACTTTTATGAGTAATGGTAGACAATACAGAGTACAGTTTACTAAGTAGATAAACCAAGGATACTGCCCTTAGCTCAGCTGGATAGAGCAACTGCCTTCTAAGCAGTAGGTCGCAAGTTCGAATCTTGCAGGGCAGGCCAACATGAGGAAAGAATGAAATATAAACAGATAAATAAATTTAAGAAAAAACCATTTAAACAAGAAGAACGACCCTCTGGTATGACTGTGATGGTTCGTGATAATGATGTGAACAAGGCAATGAGAATTCTGAAGAAGAAACTCTTGCGTGATGGGTTCTTTCAAGAAATGAGAGACCGTACTTTCTATGAGTCTAAAGGGACTAAACGTAGAAAGGCAAAAGAACAAGCAACTCGTAGGTTCAAGAGAAACCAAGAGAAACTTAAAATGGAACGTGGTTACTAAAGAGGTTAATTATGAAACGTAACGTGAAAATGGAAAACGATAAGACACTACCTAAAACTCGCAAACGTAGGAAACCTATGACTGCTGAACAGAAGAAGGCAGCTGGTGAACGTCTTGCATTAGCACGAGAAAAACGTCTTAAAGAAAACCCACCACAATATAAAAGTATCCATCCCTCAGTTTTGGAGAAGGGTGACGATGATGCATGGAGTCACATCAAAGTTAAGGAATGGATAAAAACACAGAAATCTTTAATGTCGTCTGAACGTGCAAACATGCGGGCGAAGATTAAAGGTGCTGATGCAAAGTTTTATGAACACCAAGGATACATTCGTAACTTAGAAACTTATCTGAGAACTGGTGAGTACAGCGATATGTTCTGGGGCGAGTATGCACAGAATAAATGTAAGAGTGTTTGTTTGGTAATGGCATATCATCCAGATGGAAGACCAAAAAGAAGTATTGGAACATGGTATCCAGACATACAATGTGAATGGACAAAAGAAATGGAAGTGGAAGGTTTCGATGTCAACGGAAAAGAATAAAAATGTTATACAATTCCCTCTCAAAGCAACACCAAATCCTAACATCAAAATAGATGATTATGCTTTACAATTGCAACAAGACATGATGTTTGCAGACCATCTTACAGAAGGTTTGGTTGTGAATATGATACACAACATGGCAGAGAATGGTATTGATACAGAGAACGAAGATTTCATTGCAGATATATCAATGATGATTGAGCAAGTAAAATCTACAATCTATAGAAGTTGTCATATCCCACATCCAATGCAAGATATTACAGATGAATTTGTTACCGTAACAAAAAAAGATGGTAAGATGAGTACATACTTAGATTGTCACGAAATTAAAGATACGCTCTTAGAAGATGAAGAAGAATAAATCTATTGACATGTAGTCGATATTAGAGTATACTATATAATGATACAAAAATATAAGTGAGAAAATTATGATATTAGTTGACATGAACCAAGTCACCATCAGCAATCTGATGATGCAACTAGGTTCTAAGCGAGATAATGAATTAGATGAGGACATGGTTCGTCACATGGTATTGAATTCACTACGAGGATACCGTAGTAGATTCCATGAGGCATTCGGTGAACTTGTACTTTGTTATGATAGCAAAAAGTATTGGAGAAGAGATTACTTCCCCAACTATAAATCTAATCGTAAAAAGGACAGGGCAAACTCTGGACTTGATTGGAATGTAATCTTTGAAACTCTAAATAATCTTAGAGATGATATCAAAGAAATCTTTCCGTACAAAGTTATTGAAACAGAAGGTGCAGAGGCAGATGATGTCATTGCATCCATAGTACAACATGTCGCTGAGACTCCTAGTGAGTTTGAGCATATTCTTATATTGTCTGGTGACAAAGATTTCATACAGTTGCACAAATATAACAATGTTAAACAATATTCACCAACATTGAAAAAGTTTGTACAGGGTATTGACCCCGACATATATATTAGAGAGCATGTACTAAAGGGTGATAGAAGTGATGGAGTTCCAAACTTCTTATCGCCAGATAATACTTTCGTTGATGAGATAAGACAGAAACCATTATCCAAGAAAAAATTGGAAACATGGATTGACTTAGAACCATCTGACTATTGCTCTGAAGAGATGATGAGAAACTATCAACGGAATAAAACCCTTATTGATTTAGAATGTATTCCTAGTGACTTGAAGGTACAAATTCTGGAAGATTACCAGAATGCTGAACACGGTGACAGGTCTAAACTACTAAATTATTTTATACAAAAGAGATTGAAAA